GCTCGCGCTCGATCCACTCTGACGCACTCATGGCCGCAATGGACCGTGGGTCTGTCGTGTCGTAGACCGGAGCGCCAGTGCCTTTTGCCGTGACAGGCTTAATAGGCGGGGGCGCACTGGTAGTCTTTTTAACCGGGGCAGGACTGTCGGCCAACTTGGCCTCAATCTTCCCGATTTCCTTAGCCTGAAGGAACTGCGGTAAGCGGGAAATGCGCTCGGCTTCCTTCGGATTAGACCCCAGAAAGTAGGCTATATCTGGCCCCAAATCTGACGCCTGAATCGTCTGTGCCATCACAGTCGTGATCGGCAGTGCGTTGTTGTACGCGACTTGCTCAAAGTCATCGTACTTGTCACGCGCCGCTTCTTCACGCTCGTGATACGCCTCTAAGAGAGCCATTTGCTCCCGCTCTGCTTCGCGTCGGGCGAGGAGTTCTGCTGCTTTGCGTTCGGCCAGAGCCTCAGCATAAGCGTCAGGGTCTTCGTCCTTGCTAGGCAGGGCAGCGGCATCAACCTGTGGCGGCTGGGCCTTTAGCGCCTGCTCTCTCTCCCACTTGCGACGTTCCCTCGCAAGCCTCTTGCCAACCATTGCGTCTAACTCTTCTTGAGTAAACGTCTTGGCTGACTTTTCCTCCGGCTGTTGCGTTTCTGCAACGACTTCGGGTTCCGGGGCCGCCGTAGCCTCCGGTTCCGGCGCGGGTACTTCCGCTACAACTTCAGGGACTTGGTTTTCGTCCGACATAAACTTCCTTACGGAAACCTGATGAACCGCACCAGTACGGTCAAACTTTAACTTACAAGTTGCGTCAGCGCAACATTAAGCCGTAGTGCTATCAGTAATTAGACCCGTGTTTGCAAGTGCCGTCAGCAAAGATGCGAGGGCTGCGTTGCCACCACGAGAGCCGGTAATCGTCTGTTTCGTCTGCGGCGAGGTGCCGTAGAAACCAATAGCCGCTGGGCCAAGGCTCAAGTTTTTGACGTTTTGACACCAAAACTGCTGTTGGCCGGTGCCGAACAAGAAGTTTACAAAGTCTTCCGGGCTACCAGCAGTTAGCGCAGCGGCAGAACCTTGAACGAACCGTTCCGTTCCGCAAATCACATCGGCGCGAGCATTGGTTTCGTTAATGTCGTTATACGCGTTACCGACCACGTTCCAGTGGTGGTAATACGTGCTGTTATCAATTAGGTCATAGAAGATGCAATTTTTGACGATGCTGCGTCCGGCACCAACCACAATCGTGTCGGTTGCAGAACCAGCAAAACAGTTGGAAATCTCGCTCATGGCGATAGCGCCAACCGTGATCGGGTTGAAGTTACCGGCAAGCGTCGTGTCCATTATTGACAGGTGCAAGCCGCCCACAGCGCCGGTCTTGATGCCGTTGCCGAAGTTGCCTTCGAACCATGCGTTCTTAATAGACGCGACGGCATAGCCGACTTCATCGTCCATCGTCACGTCGTAGTAGATACCGCCGGTGCCAGTGTCGCCCGAAGTGCCGTTAAAACTAATGTCGGTTCCGACAACATGCACGCCACCGGCTTGTTTGATGTACAAGCCCCACTGGCTGTTACCGCTGAACTGACCGCCGTAGAACGTCACCAAGTTGCTGTAGACGTTATCGGCAGACTTTTCGCAGTAATAGCCGTACAGGTTTGCTTGGAACGTGCAATCGTACACGTCAAACACCAAGCCGCCACGGCAGTGCAGACCGTAGTTGCAATTTTCAATAAAGACGTTACGCAACACCCAGCGCCCATAGTTGGTCGCTCGAAGGCCGTTGACGTTACCGACGTCGTTACCGTCAATCTCAAGGTCAGAGATTTCGCTGTACGGCTCCAACATGGACGCGATGCCTGAAAAGTCCAGCACAGGCGTAGCGTCAGAGCCAAACTTGCGAAGGACGGTGGATCGCTTGCCGCTGCCCTTAATGTTGACCGTAATCGGGTTCGTCCAGTTGCGGACAATCGAGGTCACGCGGTAAGTGCCGGGCGGGAAGTACACCGTACCGCCACCTGCGCTGTACACGTAGTCAATCGCAGCCTGAATGGCCGCCGTGTCGTTGGTCGTGCCGTCGCCTGTAGCGCCATACGCCTTGACCGACACCATCTCGCCCAACTGGGCAATGGTCGCCTTCTTGGTTACGCCGCCATCGACGATGGGCACCACAGCGCCATCGGATACGGGATTGGTTGCAGCGGGTAACTGGGAAATCTTAATGGTGGACATGTTTTACTCCGCCCAAGGCAGTGTAACAGGTACAGATTCGTCTTTCGGCGGCTGAACGGAATTGGCCAACTCAGCCGCTTTTTGTTCCCACGCTTTCTTGTGCGTTAGGTTCCACACCCAGTTTAAGACAACATCTTCCGTAAGGTTAGCCAGCGGAATGAAGTCGCCAGAAGGCCGGGTTAAGCGCGTTACTTGGTTGAGCGGGCCAAGACTCCACTCGACGAAAGCCACGACGTTTTCATGCTCGTTTACTTTGGGCAGAACCCGCAGACTTTCGACCTTCCAGTTAGCCATTAGACCGGCGCTCCCTCAACTTCCGTCCACGCCTGTGCGGCCTCGTCCCACGAATACATCTTGCCGTCAGTCGGCATCGGCACCGGAGCCTGCCATTGGGCATTAGCGTCCAGCGTCCATGACGGATACGGCTGCGGCGCTACGAAAGCGTCAATTTCAGCGTGGTAGGCGTAGCCGATACCAGCGTAGTTCTTGCGAACCTTGCCGTTGTAACTAGTTTGCTTCCAGTTACCGCCGAGCAACTTTTGGCAGAACGCCACGCCGATGCTTTCAACTTCGTTGCCGTTAGCGTCAGACGTGTCCTTGTTGTCTACAACGATGACGCGCTTAACGACGTTGTTTGAATCAAGTTCACAAAAATGAGCCATTGTCTTACTCCTTCAAATGCAATGCGGTCAGGCTGCTTTCGTCTCCAACGTAGCCAACCGGGAAAGTGTTAAACGCAAGGGAAACGCGATCATCGCCCTGCACGGTTTCTACCATGTGCGTCAGGCTTGACGGGAACAGCATCAAATCGCCAGCGCCAACCTCAAACCACCACGAATCGCTGTTGTACAGGTTGTAGTTGTCGGTCGGCAGTTTGATCTGCTGATAGCCGTCTTTGTAAAAGTAAATCTTGTCACGCTCGCGGGCAGCCTTAAGGTACAACACCCCAGACACAAACGAGTTGGGATGCGCGTGTTTGTGGTGGTACTGACCAGCCTTGGTGTAGTTCAGCCACGATTGCGTTAAACGCAGCGTAACGTCGTGTTTCGGCGCGTAGATAGAGCGTAGATACTCGTTAACGCTGGCCTCGGCAAACGCCTTGAGGCTTGCCATCGTGTCGTGGCGCAGCACATAGCGGTCATCGCTCGTCGTGTTGCCCATGTTGCTATGCGTCGGCTGCTCGTCCACAAACGCCATTTCCTCGGCGGTGTAGTCCCGTCCAAGTTCAAACTTAGCGACAGCCGTAGGAAAGAGGTTGTATGTAATCACGCAACCGCCTTTTCAATCTGAGCAACGTAGTCGTCAAACGCAGCCTGCTGCTCGGGCAACAGGATCGTCGGCACCGCGTCCTCAAGTTCCTTGATCTTTTCAATCGTAAACATGATTTCGTCCCACGACGGCTTGGGTCGCGGATCTTCCCAGCGGGTGATCTCGCGGTTGCTGATCTCCCACTTTGCGCCGGGACGAAGCAAGTGCATTGCCGTATCAATACCCATAAGTTGATAGGTTTTCATGTGAAGTTGACCTTAACAATTACGATACCAGAGCCGCCAGCGCCGCCAGCAAACTGGCCGGGGTTTGGGTAACCACCGCCGCCGCCACCGCCGCCGGTATTTGCCGTGCCATTTAATCCGACATTGTTAGTGACGCCATTTCCGCCACCACCTGCGCCGCCCGTTCCAGCAGTCCCACCTGCAAATGTAGAACCACCGCCACCACCGGCATAAGTAACGCTACCGCCAGAAATTGACGATGCCGTGCCAGCACCGCCGTTACCGCCAGCAGTTGATGTTCCATTTGCGCCTACAGCAGACGCTCCACCGCCACCGCCAGAACCATAGTTTGGGGCCGATGCAGACCCGGTGCCACCATTTGAACCTTGAGATGGGCTAACTGACGGAGAATTTCCTGTGCCGCCCGAGGCACCCGCAGCGCCGCCACCACCAGAACCACCGGAACTTCCAGTATACGGACCGGGGATAGTTCCCGATGCACCGCCACCGCCGCCTGTTGAGGTAATGGTGCTAAATACGGAATCGGAACCATTAGTTCCATTTGCTACAACTGCTGAACCAGCACCGCCACCGCCAACGGTAATGGTGTAGTCAGTACCAGCAGTTACAGAAAAACCTGTTCCTGTGCGGAAACCGCCTGCGCCGCCGCCTGCGCCAACGCTATATGCGCCTCCACCACCCCCCGCAACAACGAGGTAGTCAACGCTCACCGCACCCGCTGGTGCAGTCCACTTCTGCGATGACTTGAAGGTAAAGATTGTGGCAGAGCCGATGTCGTACTTGAGGATGACGATGCCGGAGCCGCCAGTTCCACCATTTCCGCCATTACCACTACCATCTGCGCCGCCGCCACCACCGCCGCCGCCGGTATTGTCAGTTCCATTTGTTGCGGCAGACGCGCTTGTACTGCCCGCGCCGCCACCACCAGAACCGCCTGTTCCGGCAGTTCCGCCCGTTCCTACTCCACCGCCTCCGCCGCCTGCATACGTTACGGAGCCACCGGAAATAGATGAGGCTGTGCCTGCGCCGCCGTTGCCGCCTGCTGATCCGCTTCCATCTGCGCCGACAGCCGATGCTCCACCGCCACCGCCACCGCCAGCCAAAGATGTAGATGCTCCAGTTCCGCCATTGCTTCCTTGACTTGGCGAAACAGAAGGAGTGTTCCCCGTCCCGCCTGCGCCAGCACATCCACCGCCGCCAGAGCCACCATTAGTTGCAGCAGTTGCCGACCCCGGCACGGAACCGCCACCACCACCGCCACCGGCAGATGTAATGGTGCTAAATACGGAATTATTGCCTGCTGTACCTACGGTGCTTGTGCTTCCTGCGCCGCCTGCGCCTACGGTAATTGTGTAATCCGTGCCTGCGGTAACAGAAAAACCAGTCCCTGTGCGGAATCCGCCAGCACCGCCACCTCCCGCATATCGTTTTCCACCACCGCCACCACCCGCGACGACAAGGTACTCCACCGCGCTAACACCGCTCGGGCAAGTCCATGTGCCGGTAGAAGTGAACGTGGCTACGACATAATTTGGCGCCGCTGCCGCAACTTTAGAGGCGAGCAGCAAACTCATGATGCCGCTCATGACTTAACTCACATTGCCAGAGATAACGCAGACCGTACCCGAGAGGAACAGAATCGTCGCCACGCCTCTTGTAGCCAATGACACCGTAGCCTTGTCTGCATCCGTACCCGCGATATACGCCGTCGTGATCGTGCAAGTAATGGTGATGTTGCCAGATGTGTTGTTGAACACCGACACCACATCGCCAGTTGCAAACGTGGCATCAGGAATCGTAACGCTGCCACCAGACCCAACCTCTACAAACAAGCCAACGTCAGTCGTGGCGAGAGAGTAACTTGTCGTCTTCGCAGAGCCGGTGCGAGGGATGGCGCGGATGTTGCCGTACTGGTCGGTAATCTTACCGGCAGTATCAATCCGCATCTTCTCGCTGCCTCCGACCTGAAAAGTTAACGGAAGCAATGTCCCTGTGTTTGCTTGACTAGAAGCAATTCGCGCCTCAGTCGCGCTAAGTGACATGAAGAAAGTTGAAGTTGCGGCAGTTTGGTCGGAGTTATTGCCAAGCCCAATTTCAGCGTATTGGCTTGTTCCGTTTGGTATTGCACGAACAACCGTGTAGCCATTGGTTGTACTGCTTTGAAACATTGGCCGATTAACCGCCGTCGCATTGCTAAAGTCGCCCGTGATGCGCTGGGCGGTGCTAGAGAACGTGAGGTTGCCGGACGTAATCGTCGTCGCAGGCATCGAGGCTGCGATGTTCGTTAGCGTCAGTTTGTAGTTAGCGCCACTTCTGGCAATAACGTATTCATCCCCTGCAAGAGCCGGGGCGCCCGATGTCAATGCACTAATTTTCATATCAGCCATAAAGCCTCCTACGCCCAGCCTTGAACAGGGTTATTTGGGGTTTCAAGTAAAATTTTAGCGATTTTATTAACATCAAAATCGCTCATGTTAATCACACGCAAATTAGCGTGGAAACCGTCAAGCGGTTTCATCTCCGGCACTTCGCCGTCGTCGGTCTGCAATACCTTACCGGTCGGCTTGTAGATCGCGCCGATCACATCCAAAGCGTATTTATGGCCGTCCGTGACCTGCCAACCTTGGTCGCCCTCGGTCACAACGCCTGCCGCCTCTAATACGTCGTACAGGGCTGTGGCGTCGGCTGCTTTGAGGTAATAGTCGTTCATGCCGTGAGTGCCTGCAAAGTGCTGTTAGGTAGGCGCGTGGGGTAGTAGGCGATGCGACGGATCGTGCCGTTGAGGGTATTTAATGACCCGCCTATACCGTTTCCCAAAATCATTCTGTCAACCGTTGGAATTGCCACAGTACTATCTGTGCCTACCGATGAACCATTCACCGACATAGCACAATTGTTTAAAGCATAAGCGGCTGCTTGTTTTCTAAAGGAACCATAAACATACGATGTTCCTGCGGTAATGTCTGCTTCCGTTACTCCAAGAATTCGGACAAAAAACCGAGATGAATCATCAACAGTTCTAATACACGAGGAGATTGAATTGTTAAAAGTTCCGTCAGTCATCATGGCTGCGACGGGGAAAATTGATGCCGATGAATCAAATGGAACTTGAAAATCTGCAAAAATCGTCCCCTCACTCGCGTTGTACCACGACGAGAAATTCGTCCCCGTCATAGACGCCACATCTGCGTTACGAGTCAGAGCGGTGGTGGTGGTCGGGATGTAGGAAGTCGCAAAGGCACCGGCTTCTAGTTGTGCGCCATAAATCAAAATGTTTCCGTTCGTCTGCCCAATGATGCAGCGAACAGAAGTTGCGCCAACAGCCATCGTTCTGGTCAGCGATACGCGCTGCCATGCGGAGGTGACTGCCAATGTAACACTAGAAGTTGACCCGCCCGTTGAATCACGCAGTCGTAAAACAACTTCCGTGCCGCCATTTGATTTAACAAAAACAGAAAACGTGTAAGCAGTTGAAGCAGAAATGCTGACCGATTCTTCTAAATTGTTTCCGCTCAACGTGGTGTCGGTTGCACCAGCCAAGTTTGATGCCGACGTTAAGCCATCAGGCCCAACCGCAGCCGATCCTGTTGCAACCGCAGTACCGTAAACCGTCCAGTAAGTTGCGTTAGAAAAGTCGTTGCTGTTGGGAAAACTATTCGTCCGCTGCTCCTCAATGAGCAAGCCGAGCGGCTGTAGCGTAGAGGGGTTGTAGTCAAAGCGGGCAGCGCCAGAGGCGGCGGTCGTCAGCACACCGGACGAGTTGAAATACGTCGCGGTAGAGGCGCGAGTAAATGTAATGCGCGAATCAAGCGAAGTGGAATTTTGAAAGTCCAGCCACAACGTCGGCATCAAGCCTTCAAGCAAAAGATATCCACTGTTGTTTTGCAAATAAAAAAAAGACGTGCCGTCTTCCTGCAATAATGCGTCGGCAGACGGCGACGGAGGGATGCCCCCCGCTTGTTTGCCTAGCGCAAGGCTTGCCCCTAGACCAATAGGCAGGCCATTTCGTAGCGGAACGCCAAAGTAACGGGCCATCGGCTTAGTTCTGGTTGATCGGCTTTGCGTAAACCGTGCCGCCAGCGGACACCTGAATGGCGCTTACACGCCACGGAGCGCCCGTACCAGCGGGAACCAAGAACGGAATCGGGGTGTTAGCCGGAACCGGCGTGCTGCTGGTCGTAGCGGTAACGCCAACGCCAACTGCTACGTACGCATCCGACGTACACCACACCACAACACCCTGCGGACCCGGGTCCCAAGTAGCGGTCGAACCAGCAGTGCCCGTGTAGGCCGCAGTTCTGGCTGGGAACAGACTGTCAGCAAGGGGGTTAAGAAGTTCCATGTCGTTACCTCAAGCCAGAAATTTCAATTTGTAGATGGTTGACAGATACAAGCCAAAAATGGCGTCTAACAGGTTTTGCAGCGTCGTGTCGTCTTTACTGACGACTTTATACCGCATTTCCTCAAGTTCCTTAAGTTCCTTTTCCAAAAAGTCAAGTACGTTGTTTGACTTCTGGGCAGATGCTAGGGCAATTGGGCCGATCAGCCCGTGCCGACCCTGATACGCCTCGGCAAAGTCGTCTGCGAGGGGAATAATGCCCTCGTAGAACTTTTGTAGCGCCTTGTGTTTGGCGTAGTTACGGGTATTCAGGTGCGTGGAATGGGTCACATCCCGCGCTAAAAATAGCCGTCCGATAAAGACTTCGCAGGTCATTGCGGCGGTAACTCCATCGGCATTTGCGGAGGCATTTCCATCGGCATTTCAGCCTCTCTAGGAACCGGGGCTACAAGGTCGTTGGCGGACAGCATCCCGCTAATCGTGCCGATTACGATGTCTTGAATCTGCTCTTCGGACATGCCCGCCTGAACCGCGCTGATACGCTTGGTCTCGGCGTCATACGCCTTAATCTGCGCTTCCTGCTCCTTGATACGCAGTTCCGTCGCTTCCATGGACTGCGAGACGTTCTTGAGCATCTGGAACATCTGATCCATCTCAGCGCCCATCGCCTCAATCTGCTGGTTAGCAGCCTGCAACGCTGGGTCTTCGTCAGGATCGGAGAGCAACTTGGGATCAATCGTTTTAGCCAGACGCTTGGCAATTTCCTGCGCTCCCGGCCAATCCATGTTCTTGACGAACAGGTCGCCTGCCACGCCCCAAAGGTTCGGGTTGGCTTGCAGGATTTGCGACATCGCGTCCATCGCCTCTTGGCGCTTGGTCATGTAGGACGGGCCGGTCGTGACGGCTACGTCGTACTTACCAACGGACGGGTTGTAGATTTTCTCGATGACAACGCCAGCCTGATCCATCAACTTGCGGACAGGCTCTTGCTGCATCGGGTCGATACGCACCGTCGAGGTTTCCCCGTCGATGCCGATGATGCGAGCGATACGCTGGGTATCGTAAATCTTCGGAATCAAGTCAACGAGTTGACGCGTAACGTAGCGGATAGCGCGGGCAAGGTTATCGACGTAATGATATGACCCCGTATCGCCCTGACGTTCACGCGCCAATATGGCTCGACCCGAGCGCTCGTTAGACGTGGCGCCAAGGCTAGAGTCATAGTAGCCCGTCGTAGACTTAATGTCGTCCGACGCGCCCATCTTAGCCTGAATAAGCCCCGTTTGTGCAAGGGGTGGGGCGGCACGTTGGGGCAGCGGCAGCATGTTGCCAGCGCCGTCCGTAACGTCAGGATTGACCTCCAAATACGGCCAGTTCTGGGTATTGGCGGTCTTCCACTGATGCTCGTATCCCTCAAACTGCCCACCGTAGCCGATAAACGGCGCTTTGGGGGCCAAGGCGAGCATTTCCGCCTCTTGGGATACCCAGTAGTTGTACATGCGCTGCGCGTCTTTAGCGTTACGCACGAGGCCGCTGATGTAGATACGGCCCTCAACTTCGTACTCGTTGCCGACCACGCGGACAACCGGAATCGACTTACCCGGCCACTCCTGCTCTTCCAGCACCTCGTAGCCGTTTGTCTTCATCCACTTGATCTTGCGGATGTCTACGTCACGGGTGCGAACAGGGGCAAGGCCCATAGCCTCCATCTGCGCGGCTTCGGGCGAGTCGGCGTAGGCGGTCATACCGCCCGGATACAGGTTTAACTTCGCTTTTTCATAGTAAGCGTAGAAGTATTCCGCAATCCGTACTGAATCGTCGGTAATCCACTGCGCCAGATTCTCGTCACCAATACCACGGCTCTGGATCGACGAGATGGGTTCGGCGTCAGGAAAATGACGCTCAAACTCCTCACGGGGCATGTCCTCGGTTATGAAACACCATTCTGCATCGGCTCCGCACGGGTCTTGGATGTGCGGGTCCATATATACCGAGAACGAGTTACGAACGCGAGCGATACGAATGTCTTGGTCAAACGAATCGGGGTCGCAATACTCGGTCAGGATACGGATATAGCCTTCGCCGTACGTGACCTGATTCTCACAGGCGGTATCGTAGGCAACGTCGGCATCCGATATGTACTCGATGTGCCGGACGATACCGTCAAACACCTCAGCGACTTCAATGTCCGCCTTGTCATCGACCGGGATGACCTTGCCCGCAGGGCGATTCTGGCGCTGGTCGTTAGTGACCTGCCGAACGTGCTGGGGCAGTTTGTTGATGGTCAGGCAGGGACGAGCGTTGATCGTCTGACCCTGCACTGCGCCACGGGTGGCTAAGACTTCCTGCGGCCACTGCCATCTGTTCGAAGGACTTCCGGCCATAAACCGCAAGTCGTCCAACTCGTCATCACGGCTTTCGGAATACGCGACCAAAGACAATTGCATGCGCTTACGGGCTTGTGCCAGCAAGTCAGCGGTGTTTGCTTTGCGGCGGCTATCCGGCGAGTTCGCTACGCGAGCGGCTCCGGCGATGCCTGTTGGGTCTTTAGCCATTAAATCGGTTTCCTTTGCTCGTATTTTCTGAGCCTAAAATGACCTGAAGATTCCACGGCACATGCAGCCCAGACACGGTTTCTCCGCGCAACGGAACAATGTGGTCAACGTGGTAATCAAGGCCAACTTTACGCAATCCGGCGCAATAGGCATAAACGCTGGCAAATTCTAACTCGTGGCCCGCGTTTAACCACGATGGCGCACGCAAATCTTTTGCGCTACGGTAAGTAGCCGTCCAGAAATTACGTCTTCCGGGATTTTTCCGGTTAGCCCGTAATTGAAATTGACGCACTTTTTCAGGGTTAGCCTTTTTCCAGTTTTTTGCGTGTTCAACGTACTTCTTGCGGTTTTTACGCTTAGAAGCATTGGCTGTTTCGTTAGCACACTCGCAACACGTTTTGTTGTGCGTGTACCGCTCAACCATATGACCGCGCAAACAAGGATTGCCGGTAAAGTATCGCGGAAGCCCCTCTTTCAGGGCTTTTTGGCGATCAATTACCGCGCCGGCATCCATTATTTGCCCTTCTTACCCTTAGCCGCAGCGCGGCGCTTTACGGAATACGCAATGGCTGCCGCTTGAGCGGGTTTTTTGCCGCTGCGAATTTCTGCGGAAATGTTCTTTCGGAAGGCCGCTTTGCTTGCGGACTTTACGAGAGGCATTAACGCATACCCCGTTTCATCGGAGTCGGTCGAAAATCAACCGCAGTGCGGATCATGTCCTCGTTAACACGCTTTGGCATACGCGGAGCAGGCATACGGGGTTTCTGCATCCGGCTGTTTTGGATCATGTCACCGACTGTTGCGCCGGGAGACACGCCGATTGGACCGGGGTTTTTCTTTCCGTACATGTTTCTTAGCCTTTTTTGGAGGTTTTACGGGGTTTTCGGGCGGTAAGGGCTGACTTTCTGAAATTGGCAGCCGTTGGAGCGCCCTTAGAACCCGGTTTACGCATCTTTTCGCCCGATCCCGCAGCGATTCGAGCGCGTTTAGCATTAATGTTCGCATATAGTCCCTTGTTTGCAGCCATTTCAGCATTTCCATCGTTTTAAGGATGCTTTAGCGCGTTCGGCTGGCCCCTTGGCGTTGCGAACGACCCCTTTCATGCGGGCGCAAAACGACTTTTTACGTCCTGCGTCCGCTTTTGTCTTCGGACTGGGCGCCGGAGCCTTCAAATTAGACCCCGTTGCACGATTATATTTTGCACGGCCTTTCGCGGTCAATCCCGCCCCTCTTGACACGGACTGCTTTTCTCCTCTACCAACTGAGAGGCTGACAGACTTCTTAGCCATTAGGCACCCATCCAAGTGTTGATCATGCCGCTCTCGCGGCTCGTGGTAATCGTGCGGGGTCGCTCGCGGTATTCGCGGTGCGCGACTGGATACGCAAACGTGACAGCGATGGCGTCGGCAGCGTCAGGCGATGCAAGGCCACGCGATTTCATGTCTTTCTTCGACTCCAGCAAGATGGAGCCAGAGGAATTAATTTTCTGTTTTGGCCCTGTCAGGTCAGCCTTTAACTGCCTATCATTGGGTAGCGCAGCGTCTTTCAGCCACGACTTCATTTCGCCCCACAACTCTGCACGCTTGTTTTGCCACATAGCCGGGGTCTTGGACTTCCATCCGAAGTTAACGCCACGCACTACCTTATAACGCTGCTCTTTCAAGCGATCAAGGATGCCGTAGCCTAATCCGCCTTCGTCGAGGACGACGAGTGTGGGTTGGTACTCTTCAATCGCGTCAATAACTCGGCCAACAATCTCCATCGTGTCTTCGCCTTTGAAGCGCTTGATGGCGATGATGTCTCGACCTTTGCGGACGGCGATAACGGTCGAGTCCGCTCCGCTGCGAGCCGGATCGACTCCAATAACAATAGGCGCCGTTTCATCCTTGTGCTTGCTACGCGACATCGCCAAATCCACAAGGCTAGGCGGTATGAATTGATCGTCTCCTTCAGACGGAAACTCGCCATAGACTTCCACCTTCGCTTGCGGTGAGTCGATGCCGTATTCGTCGATGATCTGCTGATAAACGGACTTATCCGTCTCTTCAACGGTGCGAGCGTCAATGTTGCGGGTGTTCCAGAACGCACGCTTAGAGTGGAACGCCTCGAAGAAGTAGCCCTCGTTACGACGGGGGTTGCTAAAGGACATCCAGAAACGGTGCGGGGTGTTCTCCGTAAAGAAGCCTGCCGTCACCGACCAGATGGGGTCAGGGATACCGGAGGCTTCGTCGAAGATGACCATAACGCCGTCGAAGTTGTGGACACCCGCATACGAGTCGGGGTTCTCTTCCGACCACA